GGGCTTTTTCTTTTCCGTAAACTCTCAAATACAAGGAACAAACCCAAACCCAAGAGGTATTTCAATGGCATGGGACAATGCACTCAACAAAGTTATTTCTGACCTGATTTCAGTCGGGCCAACCGAAGAATCCAAACTGCCATTTTTCGTTAACACGGATTGGAGCGACACCGCAGAATCAGCCGATGAAGTGACCATCGTGAGCCTTGGTGCTGCTGTGATCCAAACATTTGTTCCCGGCACTGACATCACTTTTGGAACAGGTGCAGCAAGCAATGCAATTTTGAAGTGCGACCAATACAAGTATTTCGCGGACACAATCTTCGATACCGTGAAGATGATCCAAGCCTATGCGATCAAGTACGCAGAAGAAGCGCTGAAAAAACTTGCTTTGGAGGCTGACAAATATGTCATGAGCCTTGCCACAAAAACAAACTTCCCCACGAACTGGTATGCAGCTGCTGCCGATGCCGTTCAAGATGTGAACTCGGCAAACATCATCGAAGTCATTCAAGAACTGAATGAAAAGCTCGACTTGCAAAATGTGCCCTCAGAAGGTCGTTTCATTACGGTTGACCCTTCTTTGTACAAGGTGATCAAGCGTGGCGTGAAAGCTGCGGGATTGTCTTTGGAACGTTCAGGCGATGCTTTCTTCGAAGGTAAAGCCTACATGGTGGACGGGATGAACATCATCCTCACAAATCAGATGACGGGTGACACTACCAATGGTTGGTATTGCCTGTATGGAAATAAAGACTCCATCGCAGCTGCGGTCAAGCCGGGTGCGGTTGAAAGCGTTCGACATGAAAAAAGCTTTGGCGATGGTATCAAATCCTTGCTCCAATTTGGTGCAAAGGTGATTCAAGAAAAAAGCGGTGGTGCTGCATTCTTGAGAGCGATTGCCGAAGCTTAGTTTTGGATTTAGCTCACTGAACATCCTCGTTCGGGGTTGGCCCTACCCAATTGGGTGGGGCTTTCCTTTTTAAAAGGCTTTGAAATGATTCTATTTGACGCAAAAGATTTCGATGTGATCGCCAAGAAACTTGGTGGTGATCCGAAATTGTCAAAAAGTCTCGTTCCATATTTCAAGCAAGCGGTTACTGACTTTATAGAAAACGCCCAAGATGAGGCTCCATATCGTACGGGAAAACTTTCTCATTCCATAGCATCAGACATTGGTGATGATTTAACTGCTTCTGTTGGAACAAATGATGCTGCGGTTCCCTATGCAAAATACGTCTATGATGGGACTCGCGAACACAAATTTGGGCCGAAATCTGCGAAAAGCTTGAGATTCGTGGGAAAGGATGGGAACTTTGGTTTCGCAAAATTAGTGAAGATCCCGGCTAGAAAGCCAAATAAATACCTGGACAAGACTTGGGACAAGCACGAAAAAGAATACACCGAAACGATTGAGCACGGTGTTGAGACAATCATTCAAGAGGATTTAACACCATGAGCGTTGTATTTGAAGCGGACATAACCGAGCCTAATTTCATCAAATTGGCCGAAGGAAACAAAACCGCGTATCTTGCCGATGCAAACCGACAATTCACGGCACAGGCTTTGAAGTATGGTATTGATGAAAGCCAGATCCCAGTTGACCCAGATATGCCATATCATCCAAAGAGGATCGGTGTGGTGAATACGCTCATTTTGATGTGTTCCGACTTGATGGGGACAAGCTTTAGAGAGGTTCGAGAGGGCTTCTCAATTGACGTTTACAAGGTGAAGCGCGATGAATATTTGACAGAGCTTGAAGCATTGTTGAAAGGCCTCACCCCTGAATTGTGCGGTTACACAGATGACACAGACGATTCAACGAACAACACATCATTCCATTTTGAGAGGGAATAGACATGGCCGTCCCAATTTCAGTAGATGACATTCGAGAGCAAGCAAAAGAAGCAATCAAACTCTCACTTTTGGATAGTGGCGATGTGGTCAACGTCCTTGGGCTTTTCACGGATTGGAATAAATTCAATGATGAAACTGAGTACCCGGTCGCAAAAGTGCTTGCCGGGCGATCCGTAACGAGTTCCAAATACATGGGCAAATCCGACATGAATACCGATGTTGTGAAAGTCGTGATCGCTCCATACTGCACTGAATCCGATGTTGAGCTCAAGTGTTCAAAGATCATCACGGGAACTCGCACAGCATTCGGCACCGAGCGCATCCGCTCTTTCATGGATTCAAGTTACAGAATGTATTTAGGCGAGGTGAACCGAATTGAAGCAAACCCGCTTGACACCGACTTGGTAAACCCCAAGGGCATGGTGGAAATCACTTTATCAATCACATACCGGGTAAACTGGTAAACCAACGAGGCACAAGATGGCTTTAGCACTTTACAGAGACAAACAAATTGGGATCAAACTGGAATCCGCAGCGGGGACGCAAGAAGTCTTGACCGCTTCTGATTACGGTCTTGATCTTACCGAAGCAGATTTCAAAGCGAATGCCGAGGCGATTGATTCCCAGGCATTCCGCGGTTCCATCTCTTCGACACCATCACGGATCGGAAAGATTGAAGGCACCGGGAACATTGGCGGGGAATTCAAGAATTCTGGCATATTGAACACCCGCGCCAAAATCTTTGATCTCCTGCAGATCTGCAGAATGGAAGAGGCCGAGGTTCTTACTTTGGTGACAAGCTCCCCAACCGATGCTGCGACACTCAAGCGCGGGATTTCCGTTGTTACGGGCGGAACATCAACCGCGAAAGGGTTGGTGATTGGCTATGAAGCCCCTAAATTGTTTGTCAAGGTGTTGAGCGGTACGTTTGTGACCGAGTCTGTTTCAGAAGTTGGCGAAACTTTCACGGCAACCATTGATTCAATTGGCGATCAAGAGGGATTCGTATTCCAACCTGCAACCGGTATGGCCTCGGAAAAGACAGCAACGGTTTTCCTTAATGATGGTGGAATCAAGAAGCCAATCTATGGCGGTGCTGCAACAATCGCAATCTCACTCTCAACCGATGCGGAACCACGTTGGACGGCAACGGTTCAAGGGGTAGCGGATTCCGAGGAATGGGGAAAGACTGCGACCGATGTTTCAGGAATCGTTTTTGAGGATCACTTGCCCGGCATTGTGAATGAAGCGAATTTGCTCATTGCTGACACCGTTGCACCGATTGCGAACTCAGTCACGACCGATTTGGGGAATACCCTTTACACCATCAAAGACTTGAATTCACCAACATGGCTTAAGTATGCGGTTGTGACCGAACGAAACGCGGTTGGATCCATTGTGGCTCTTGCCATTGACCCTGCATCACATAGCGTTTATCAGGCGTTGTTTGCGGGACAGCTTGGGGCCATGGAATTCAAGATTGGATCCGGGGCAGGGAATGCAATTGAGGTGTTCTGTCCTGCATCACAATACATTGACATCACCGATGGGGATGATCAGGGATTCCTTTCTCAAACCATCAACATGAAATTGACGGGAACAGATAACGAAATGTTTGTTTGGTTCCGATAATTTTATTACTTTAAAGGGGCGGTTCTCCATTATCCGTCATCCATAGAAAGGCCATCCATTGATTTGGGTGGCCTTTTTATTTTCCGTAAACTCTAATTCAGAGAGTAATAACGAGAGGATAAAAAATGAACTTCCAACGCCACACATTCCAGAAAATCACAATTGACAGCGTTCCCGGTGCGGTATGGACTGCAAGATCTAAAACGGCATCCGAAGAGGCTGCATTCATGGATGAGCTGATCCAGTCCGATGACAAGAAGCCCATGCCGTCCGATAATGTTGCGGACACAAAAGCATTGATTGAATTGGTTGTCCAGGATGTGACTGGCCTCGTTGATGAGTCTGGATCAATCGTTGAATTTCCAAAAAATACAGAGACTGGAAAGGTTGATCAGTGGTTTATCGATGGATTTACAATGTCACAGCTCCGGAATATTTACGGTGGATTGAGTGACATTGGAAAAATGAAGGAAGCCACTAAAAAAAAATCCTAGTTGCCGGGGCGATTTACTGCGGTGCAGTTAAAGGCTCCGACAAAAGGGTTCCAATACTTTGGGGGAATGCACCGTTTGAGGTAACGAAAAAAACCGCAAACGAATATGTATTCTCAAGGCCGGGGGCGGTTTCGATGCTTTTAGAATTGATCTATCGAGCTATCGACCCACCCTACTCTCTACCTCTCACGGGTGGATTGATGGATCAACCCCCGGCCTTTGTCGAAGCCTTAAATATTTTCAAATCGTCCGAAGGCGTTTACCGATCACATAAAGAAAAAGTTCGGGACGTGTTCAAAGAGTTAGGAGCCCTCCCAAATGGCAAGTGAAGCAAAAGTAGACGTAAAAGTCACAGGCGCACCCCAAGCAGAAAAGCAGAACGAGCAACTCGCTAAATCGTTCACGGGTGTATCGAAAGCAACCAAGCAAGCAAACAAAGACTTTTCAAGCCTAAATACTCAGGCCCGTAAATCAGCGAATGCGGTTAGCGATGTTCGTGGTGAAATGACAAAACTTGCAGGGCAGTTCCTTACATTCGAGGTAGTCAAAAGAATGACGGCATTTGCAGGAACGACCCTAAGAGCTGCGGAAAACATGAAGGGTCTGAGCGGTGAGACAAAGGTCGCTGCTTCGAATTACACAGACATGGTTGACTCAACGTTCAAGGTCGGTGAAAATATTGTGTTCTGGTTGGCCAATCTCGGAACCGCATCTGGCACAATGACAACCCTTAGAGATCTCGCCAAGGAGACTGCGGATTCATGGGCCTACATGGCAGGCAATGAAGTCTCGGCAACGATTGACAACATGGCAAAAAATGCCGATGCTCTTTCAAAGGCTGAATTGATTCGTCAAGTTGATATGCTTCGGACAACTCAAGCCGAAATGAAGAAATACAAGGACATCAACCAGAACTATTTCGAGGTTGCGAGTGCCGGAGTTGATGAATCCATAGCAAAGGTAACTGAGCTTGGTCGTGCGATGAAACTCACAGAGGATCAAATCAAGAAGCTGATTACATCCGGGGAAAGTGTTTCAAGTATCGTAAAAGGAAAGCCAAAGAGCAAACCATCAAGTTCAGTGGCTACTCAGGGCGAAGCATACGACCCAACAAAACAATTCTTTGATGAGTACACCGCAGCTATTGACTTCGCATTGAAAAATGATGAATTGCGAGAAGAGAATCGAAAGAAGGCCAAGGAAGCGCAGGAAAGCGCAAACCAAGCACTTGCGGATGATGATATTTTGTTCAAACAGAAACTAGGACAACGAGAAGTTGAGTATCAAGAAAAAATCAAGTCCTTGAAAGACAAAGCACTTGAAGAGGACAAAGCGAGAGAGGCAAAACGTGTCTCAATGGTTCTCGCTTCTCTTGAAGCCTATTCGATGTTCTACGGTGGACTATCTCAACTTTTGGCCACAACTGACCGAAAAGACAAGGAAAGGCGCATAGCTTGGAAGACCGCAGCAATCGCAGAAGCCGGGGTGAATACTGCGGTTGGGATTACAAAGGCATACGCTCAAGGTGGTGTCCTTGGATTCGTTACGGGTGCGGGTGTTGCTTTGGCAGGTGCTGCGCAAATTGAAACTATCCGTTCTCAGCGTTTCGCAGTTGGTGGAAAAATCGCTGGGCCTGCGGGTGGTGATCAGGTTCTGGTAAGAGCGAACCCAGGTGAACGAGTCATCACCGAGAGTGGTGCAGCCAATCTTGAAAGTGTTTTGAATGGCGATGGTGGTGCTACACAGAACTTCTATTTTCAACCTAAATACAACTCAGACACTCCAGATTCTGTAAAGCAAAGGGATTACAACGAGTTTGCGCGCATAATGAAAACCACCACTGAAAATCCTTCATTCGCACGAACACAGGCAAGTTACACATGATCATTTCAGGAACAGGAATAACAACTAGCTCGGTTGTGGTGGCATCATCTCAACCAAGATACACTCAAGGCATTGAATGGCGGTTAGTTGGTGGCCGTCAACACTCGATTGATAAGGGTATCGAGTCTTGCCTATGGTCTGCGGTGATAACCATTGAAGACTTGCCAGATGTTTCGAGCGCATTCAGATCTCAGGTGGTCGCAGCGATTGAGGGCGGGATTGAGGTATCGTTACAAATGGAAAAATTCGAGCAAGTGTTTGGGCCTGAATTTGATTATTCAAACCCTTTCACTTGTGTTATCGGTGCCACAGACAAGACCTACATGACCGACACTTCCAAGGGTGGACTTTGGGGAACATGGAGCTTTGAGGCTCGGATTACTTCGGCTCCATATCTTTCATTGAAGTATCACGGGATTGCATCGAACCCGCCTAATCAATGGCTTCAATCTATCACACGCCTAAAACAACCATCGGCCTCAAACATCGAGTTCGATTTTGCTTATTCTAGCCATGGTTATGAATGGAACGGGCCAATTGTTGAATTGAGTTACATCGCTGAAAATGAAACCGCAGCAAAAGCCCTTGCTTATTATGCCGAATTGCGGTCTACACCATTCTCTATAACCTTGCCAGAATTCATTTTTGATGAAGGTGTTCTGACTGCATCTTGTGTTTTGCTTGGTTTGGATCATGGTGGACCAGTTGATTCGGGCGAACAATATTACAAATACACCCTCACATTGGGAAAACTACAATGAGCTTGATTGTACAAGTAAAAATCTTAGACGCAGGAACCGGGACAAACCCGGTTTTTGGCCTTTTGAATGATGACCTAGTTTGGTGTTCATCAGGGACAACTTTTGGAACGCCTCGGTTCATTGATCAAGGCTCGGTTACTGGATTGTCAAACGCAATCGCAATCGCTCAAGGTGGGAATCTAGGTGGGCCACAAGGTGAGATTCAAATAACCGTGACCTCTCTTGAGATCATGCAAGCGGTTCTCACCGATCAGTTGAAACTTACGGGAAAGACTTTGATTGTGTCTTTCTCTACCGATGGGAGTGCCCTTGTAGTTCGTTATACTGGAAAGGTGAGTAGTTGGGCGGGTGTTGATGAAATAAGCTTCTCAGTACGTTCTCTGGCCTCTACACAGCTTGACACGTCTTTGATTGAAAGCATGAGCGTAACGAGTGCAATTGCTTTGGGTGTTGATGAGTCGAGCGCAGAAGGCAAGAACATCACGGAACCATTTGGACGATTGATTGATTACCCAATGATATTCGTTAGACAGAATGTTGACTATATCGCATGGGCAACGGCTTACATTGGAAGTACACTAGATGGACTATATGAATTTTATAGTGCATTCGCATCAAACCCTTTGGGAATCAATCAGGTTCTAGAAACAAACGGAACACCCAAGGGAATATCAATCCTTCCAATTGATAGCGCATATCAGCCCGCAGAAAATGACAATGTATGGATTGTTCTTGGAAAAACAGACGGGCAGTTCTTCGAATATGGAACGGGTGAAACTGAAACATACCTTAGAAATGCTTTGGTCGGTAAAACAATTACAATAGTACGCGGTGTTGGTGAGGGTGGATCCTTCAGAATTGTCGCTGTTCAGCGAGACACAAAAAACTCGATTGATGGAATTTGGTTACAACTTTCATTGACAGATATTGCAGGCTTGAAATCAAGAAATGAAACATCGAGCTTTTTGCAATATGCCGGGCCAACTGGAACGGATTTGATAGATGATGAATACTTCTATTTCCCAGGGTTTTCAAATGGTTATCAAAATGACATTTCATACGTGTCATTGACCAATCAGCAAGACGTTTATTTGATCCATAGTGAAGCAAATACAGATGATCCGACAAGCATTGAAATATTCGGGATCGGTGTAAATGATGCGCCTGTGAAAATCCCACTAGATTATAAAGCAATCACGATAATCTATGAGCGCGATAACTGGAAGATGGTTAGAATCAACTTTCCGAAAAACATATCCAATGAAGAAACGGAAATCAGTTTCGTTAATTACGAGCAGAAAACCACAAGAGTCCATGAGATCGCAGCGGGTGGCCCAAGAGCGTTGAATTATTTGGGCTTTGGTCTTGGTTCTGCATATTCTAAAAACTTTACGGATATGCAAATAATTCCTCAACTGCCCGCACCGGGTGGTTTGGTGTCAACGAAAGTGTTCTCTGTGAATCAACGTGATACATTCAACACTGATTGTCAATATATCCCACTTGAGGAGCTTTATGATGGTGCTGATCTTTCAAAGGATGGTGATTTGTATCTCATGCCGTCATTTGAATTTGCGGTTCAGCGTGATAATTTTGTGACGGTTCTTTCAACTGCGACTCTGATAATTGAGGTTTATGCGGTTGATGAACAAAACAATATGATTGGTTATAAGTCTGCAAGCCTCGATTATACTTATGACAATCTTGCTTTTGCTTCTGACTTCATCCTGAACATAAACCCCGCAGCCGGATACATACAAACCAATACGGAAGCGCGAGAGTTTGGCGGGTTCTCATATTCTGCCTTCAATGCAATCAAAGATCAGTTAGGAGTTTCTGAACTGATAAAAGCCGGATCAATTCGCCAAATTCGAGGTTTGATAGTTCGCACTAGAATGTCGTACCAAGAAGATGTAGCCGGAAGCCCTGTATCAATTTCGGCCTCTGCACGTAGCAAAAGCGTTTGGGTTGGATACTCTCAGACTCTTGATAAATCAACATTGCATCTCAGAACAACTAAAAACGGAAAGGAATCAAGCGTTTTATGTCCCGCAGATATTGCAAGCGACACAGCAACGACAATGGGAATTCCGATTGATAGCACTTCATGGTTGGCAACATCAACCGCACAAAAGGCTATCATGTTCTCGCCATCCACATTCAGCGGACAGGTTCACCCAGAACTTGGTAGTTCTATTTCCGATGTGCTTGCAGAAATTTCTAAGGGCTCAATAACTGCTGCATGGGTTGGGCGTGATGGTGTTTTATATTCACGTTGGTTCGTGAATGACAATGCAGACACTTCTACCGTATTGACATTTGATGGAACGAATATTGAAAAGCGTTCGTTTAGCGTTTCAAAAAACAATGGTGGTTATCGTTACACAGATTACGCATTCGAGATAATGAGAAATATGCTTTCAGCTAGTGAGTTGGCAAGCATAAACTCAGGATCAGGATTGACTGCATTCCCAAGTGAAAATGAATTCACGTACAATGTGGGATCTTTGGATAGTCCTGAATGGGTATTTGATTTAATCGAATTAACTAGCACCGATGCGCTTTACCTCAATGCGACAAATGTTGATTTTCCAGAAATAGGCGGGGCTATCTTTGTACCCGGTACCATTTGGGAAATGACAAGCGCAACGAAAAGCGCAACCGGGATTCTTCGGGTCGTAGCTCCGGGTTATGTTTCGCCTTCTGGAACAATCGGAACTCAACTTTGTTTTGAGCTTGATGCGGGTTCAAATTCAAAGTTTGAACCTACCTCAATGAGAATGTTCGGCCCTGATCCGAAATGGCGAGACCTTGTAAGCGGTTCTTTCATTACCGATTACATTGCAGCCAAAAACATTTGGGAACACGCACAGGAAGCAAGAGCGGTTTTATTGCGTGAGTTACCGATGCCAAAGGAAACGACACAACTCAAAAACCCGATTTGGGGCGAAGATGACCGAGGCCTTAGTCAATGGATGCTTTATTCAGTATTGCATGGATCAAAGGATAAGACAATCATTCGTTTTGAAACTCGCTTAGAATCTGAAACGATGGCATTGGAGCTTATGGATTTCGTTAAGATTCAGCACGGTGTTTATTCAATCAATCCAACGTATGGTTGGGTCGTTGAAATGACAGATAATCCTGCACTAGGAACAATGTCGGTCACCGTCATGACCGCTCTTTCCGATGCAGATATTTTCATTTTGGATGAAACGGATGGAACCTTTGAATTGACCGTTGATGAGACCACAGGTATCACGACAAGAACTTATGATGAAGGAGGTCTAGCATAATGGCCGAGATCGTAAAAGCCAAGATTTGGCACAGAACAACCGCGAATATCATTGATTTAAAAAGCGGAGCATTGGCACTTGATAATTATCAATGGGGTGTCGCTTCCGATGATGATACCTTGGTTTGTCGAGACGGTGTAGGCGTTTACCATGAGTTCCCCGGAGCGACAAAGATCCTTGAGTTTATCAATGACGCTCAAAGAGTTTTGGAACCAGTAACGGTTTACGCTCAGTTGCCAGAGTCCCCAAATTTTGGTGACCTCTGCATGACCTTGGATGATTCAAAATATTACAAATACACCTCCGATGGTGTTTGGGTTGATATTGTTTCAGGTGGATTAAGTATTGACTGGATCGACTTCATTCCGCAAACTCTACTTCCTGCATGGAAAGAGGGCCGTGTGTTTTACGACCCTGCAACATTTACAATAACCGTTTATAATGATATTGAAAACACGGCCCTAAATGTTGGCCGTGAGGTTTGGGTTCGTTGTAGAAATAGAACTGGGATAACAATTACGAACGGTGCGGTTGTTTATGTCGATGGCGCCACTGGTCAAGTTCCAACTCTTGGACTTTTCCAAGATGGTGTTCAATCACCTTCCGAAGTTTTGGGACTCGTAACCGCTGACATGGAGGATCAGGCTTTTGGATGGTGTACCGTCATTGGAGAAGTTAACGACATTGATACGAGTGGACTTACTGAGGGGCTACCCGTTTATGCGTCAACAACAACCGCAGGAACCTATTCATCAACGCATAGTGATTATGGACGACATACTCAACTTGGAATCTGTCTCTATTCACACTCAGTTCACGGTAAAATTTTAGTTCGTCCCGCAGATCATTCTAACTATGCCTTGCAGGAAGGAAACGACCTCTCAGGCGATCAAACGGGGTGGGTAAATAATGATGCTATCGTAAGCACATACGACTCAACAACCAGAAAAATCACTCTTACTGGTGATCTTCGGTATTTGTGGCGTGGCCAATTGAGAGAGTTGGAAAGCCCTTGGGTTTCAGATGCGCATGGAACGACTTTGGACAAAGGCTACTTCATCTTCTCAGAGGATGGCGAAACCTTTATTATCCAAGCAGACACGGCATGGAAATTTATAGATCTTCAAGTCGCCTACATCTATTATGGAACATCAATCAAGTTTGCTTTTAGAGAAGTTCATGCAACAATGAATTGGGAGGCGCATCAAGAGTTTCACGAAACATACGGAACATATCGAAAATCTGGTGGATTACTTACGGCAGGGACATACGCAGTTCAACCAACATCACCAACCGATGCAGATAATACACCCGGAGTTGATTCAACAATTCTAAAGGATGAGGACATCCTGACAACCCTACCCGCTTTATTGCAGGGAACATATACATGGATGTGGGGTGATGCTTCAAACCAAGTGAATTTCAGCACTGGAAACACATCAATTGTAAGCATTGGAGCATACCCAAAGTATAACCTGAATGGTGTTCTAACCGACATGGACAATAATTCATTTATGAATGTTTATGTCGTTGGCGTTCCTGTGACATCTGATTCAGAGTCTCAGCAATATCGTTATTTATTCGTGCCAGGGTCAAATACTTATTCAAGAAGAGAACTTGCACTTTTGGAATCGCCTGAATTAAATGTCGGTAATTTTCCAAACGTTGCGCCTGAATATAATATCATGCTTCGGATCACTCTTGGTTCAAAATCAAGTTATACGGGTGCCACTGGAAAGTTTAGGATTTCAAAGGTTGATCCGATTATCGGTTCAAGGAATCAGCCCGTTACAATTGGCGGGACAGGATCAACCGACCATAATGTTTTATCAAATCGTGATATTGCGGATCAACATCCAATCGCAGCAATTACGAGCCTCACATCTGAATTGGACGACCGTTACACAAAAACCCAAGCCGATACGAGATTTTTGGGTATCACCGCAACCGCTGCTGACTCATCTAAATTGGGTGGTCAACTACCCTCATATTACCTGGCTCGTGCCAACCATACCGGTACTCAGCCATACAGCACCATTACTGGCGCCCCAGATCTTTCCGTATATGTAGATAAGACCTCTAATCAGAATATAGGTGGAGTTAAGACTATTACCGACCCTATGATATTCCAGGGAGGTGCTTACAAGTTTTCAATCGATTCACGGATTGTAAAAAGCATAGCAGTTAGCTCAGATCCAGATGATTTAATAGACAACGCCGTTTTGGTAACGGCTGGGTACTTATCGAACTACTACGCCAGAAGCTCGAACCTATCAGGTTATTTAAACACTTCCTCCACAGCGCAGACTAAGTCTGGGGCTTTGACGGTAGGTGGCCTACTCACTGCAAGCGGTGGGATAGCTGCTGGTCCAATAACAACATCTTCAAATTTAACTCACTCAACCGATGGAGCAGGACAATTTTTTCAAAACGGCT